TCAAGGGTAGAAGCGATATTTATTTCCAGCAACCCCTCGCTACTGGATAAAGAGACGAAGTATTATACTGCCTACGTAGGTCTCGGTTGGGAGCAGTGTGTAATTTTATTTATCTTAGCATATCGTAACAATCGTGTCAACACATAAGTACATATACCTAACTGCCGATTATCATTTCTAATGAATAATATTAGGAAAACTTATGTCTTTGGTAACTGAGGAGTAAGAACATTCTTAGTTACATAATCTCTAAATGATGTTCCCCAATCCCACACATGTGTAATGTATGATTCATTTGGCAAGTCTACTATACCTAGTGACCTCTTCAATCTTCTTACCCAGAAGGAATTATTTCTACCACTATCTTCATTTCTCATGGTTCCTCCTTTATCCTTTCTAAGAATGACTTTATCTTGAACAGAATATTTTCCATTTGTTGTCTTGATTGTGGTGGGATCATACCACCAAGAACCCTCAGGTAACCATGTGAGATAAGTTGGATCTCTTAATTCATTCGCTTCCAATTTCCATATCTGATGCTCATCATCTATCCCTGTGATTGGTCTTATCTCTTTGAGTAATTCATAGCACTCTTCTAAAATCTCACTGTAAGTGCTACTTTCATCAAAGTGACCTGCCTGTGGATGTCTTTTGTTCCTTGCTGACTTTGACACAGAAGATGTGAGGTCTAAACCTATTGTCTCCCAGTTATGTACAACCCACCACTTTATACCTGTAAGTTGTAAGGCACAATCAAATGATATCTGATCTCTATTTGATCCTATCTTACTATACTTCCACCACAAATCATGAAACTTCCCCATCTCATCGTCTATTTGTCTCCATATACATGTGAGCACTGGTGAACAATATTTTTTAAAGTCATAGTTCACCTTACTAAGAGCATCAACCAACTCTAACATCTGCTCTCTGCTGTTGAAGTTAGCACCAAATCCTTCCATGATTTCATTGTGGAATGTAAATCTATGTGGATGTAGCATGTGTGTAAGTCCAGATTCTTTTAGTTTTTTCTTACAATAATCTACCCACTCTTTTGTATGAACGTAGCAACCATCTAACCACACAGTCTTAGTTCCGTTAGGAAACAACTTGTGAGGACATATTTTTGCAAAGGCAGATAACCTTCTAGGATCTCCCTCAACTTCATCATATACAAATTCTGGTATGTCTCTAAACTCCCACTCTCCTTTCTTCTCAACCTTACCATCAGTGAAGCAAACATATTTTACATCAGGATCATAATACATGTCATCAGGTATAGTGTCATACCAATTTGTAATACTGGTGTAGATAACTAACTGATCATTGTTGACATCATCGTATTGTATTGAGTATGCAAGTGGACCTGCATCACCATAAAAAGATTCTCCAGTTATTCTATGTGTGCCTGATCTAAAATATTTTTTCCAATTATATAAACCCGTAATCTCTGTGAGTAAGTCAACAAATTCTATGATGTCTACATCCTCTTTATGATAGTGGTAATCACCACTCTTATTGTTCCACCACTCACCACCTGGATTAGCGTCAGAGAATTGATTTATCAAATCCCTTGAGTACACTGTCTCACATTTTTGTGGCACAAGTTGAAAGGCAACTGAGAATGAAAGTTGATCTCTCACACCACCTTTGTTATACCACTCCCACCATGTTTTATTGAACTCGTGGTCATTCCAACTTCTCCAAATTATTGTGCATAATGGTGAAAAGTATTCCTCAAAGTTGAATTCAATTTTTGATAAATCATTTGTAAATCTCAAGATATCATCTGGATCAACCCACCCATTCTTTACATATTCTGCACACTCCTCAAGATAAGAATGTTTATGTGGATGTTCCATGTAAGTGAACCCACCTTTACCTATTATCTCTTCACTTAATTTTTTGAAATCATCATTGAGAAGGTGAACTTTAGATGCATCTATGTACACACTAGGTCCTTCAAAAGGACACAATATTTTATCCTTTCTACTACTCCTTACTGGATCACCTAGATCCTCTACATCTGTGATGACTTGCACCCAAGATGGTGCTTGTAGATTCTCAATATAATTGTTTGTGTTTATAGTATAGTAAATCATAGCACTCCACTCATACTCATCATAAATTCATGATTATGCTTAGTATATAGTTTGGGGTGTAAACCTGTAATTTTTCTCAACTCTTGTAGCAATTCATTCTTCCTATGATATTGTTGTAGGTCTCCTCTCTGTGGATGCTTTCCTTTTCTACCAAACTTATTACTGTAACCTAAAGGCATACCAGTCTCTTCTCTATTCTCAATGATTGATGGTAAGACTTTTGATTCTTTGAGTGCGATATCAAATGCAATCTGATCTCTGTTACATCCTATGAGTGACCATTTGTACCATGAGTCATTGAACTTATTAATCTCAGGTGAAATAGTTCTCCATAATATTGTGCCAAGTGGACTACTATATTTCTTAAAATCATAACCCGTGTCCTTCAATTTTTGTGTCAAAGTTATCGCATCATCATAAGAGAAAAATGCACACATAAATCCCTCCAATATTTCATCATAGTATGTGAATTTTGATGGGTGTCTTAGAATAGTAAATGGAAAACATGTTCTACTCATATTAAGAAACTGAGGGGTGTGTTTATAGCATGCATCAATCCATATTGTTTTTGATCCACTAGGAAAAAATAGATGTGGATTTGCCTTTGGATAAAAAGACAATCTCCTTGGACAATTGATATCAACATCCAGTTTGATGTACTCCCATGGTGTTATAGATGTGTCTATCGTACCATCATGAAAACAAACATACCTCACATTAGGATGATAGTAATCTGATACCAAATTATCATACCCATTTGTTATGCATGTGTATATGATAATTTCATCTACATCTGTGAATGTATTTGTATTGAATGTCTTCTTTTCAACTGGTAATATCTCACGTATGGTATCAACAATGTTACCTGTAGGTTCATGTAGGGTATATGATTCTCCATATGATTTTACTCTAGTGCTTTTATTCATATCAATAGCAAGGTCTACTCTGTGTGCCTTGACCACTAGAAACTCTGCAATAGAACTTGACACCTGATCTCTGTTTACACCACTGTCATACCATTCTCTCCAAACCTTACACCACTCTGCAACTTTAGGAGTCAGTCTCCTCCATATCACACAGTTTATTGTTTGATCATAGAATTTGACTGGAAACTTTATATCTTTAATGAGTTTACACATATCAAATATTTCTTCTTTAGTTGAGAATCCATGGTAATATAGTTTCTCAAACTCTTTGATCAGAGTTCTCTTGTCAGGATGTCTTTGAAGAACAAAATCATGTTTATCTAAAAGAATTTTAGAATATTCAATAAGTTCATCAGTGATAGTATATGCAGCATCTATCCACACAGTGACAGTATTAGGAGGAAAGTATAACTGTGGACAATGTTTAGGATGATATGATTTTCTTACTGGGCACTCTTCATCTATTTCTATCTTTCTATACTCCCAACCATCTGTATCTGGTTTGTCACCATCATAAAAACATATAAACTTTACATCAGATTTTGGTGGGGGTGATAATTTATCATACCCATTAGTAATTGATGTATAAAATATCATCCATTCAGTTTATTTTGTGGTTGTAATTTACCCATCTTCTCTCCTAAAATTCTATTTGTTACTTGACCTGGTTCACGAGAGAACCATCCTGTCGCTATGTATTTTGATACATTACCAGTAAGAAAAGAACCTCTGTGTACATGTGTGTATGTTGCTGGCCACAATACTACGGTGCCTTTCTTAGGTTGAAATGATATTTCTTGGTGAAAGAAATCAGTTGCTCCGCCATTCTCCAAAGGAATATCATTTAAGTATACCATCCATGTCAAAACCCTATCTCTATACAAAAAACTACCATTCTCTGAATGCCATACATGATATCCCCCACCAGAATTTGTCTTCTGTACCTTACATGTCCATGAAGATACAGGATCTGATGAGTCTAATATTCCTTTCCATTTGTCAGCATATATTTCAAACGCTCCACCCACTGCCTGATTTACTTCCATAGCAAGAGCAGGGTCGGCAACCTCAAGATATAATTGTTGGTCTTTTCTACCAAGATCACCTCTCTTTCCAAACTGTTTACTTCCGTCACCTTTAGGATTCAATGAAAGTTTTCTATCATCTACTTGGGTAACTTTTACTTCTTCTATATGTTTCTTAGCATACCAAAACTCAAATGAATCTATAACAGCATCACAAAATTCCCACTTGACAAAATTATCAAAGACACCTATCGCACCATGGTCTCGCATACCTGCAAAATCAGGTTGTTTGTCCTCTGGTGGTAGCACAACTTTAGATGCCATTTTTTGCCTCCTCTTTTCCTTGATTGATGTATACCATTGGTGGTATTCTACCACAATATTCATCTAATTGCATCACCTCTTCTATCTTCACATCAGCACCTTGCTCTCTCCAAAAATCTGTAAGTGCATGATTACTATTCTTATGGAATATTTCTATGTGTTCTTCATGTATCGCTGACCCCATATCTAATCTGTAATTGAACAGTGGTGTGGCATATGACTTACCACTATCAAGTATCAAGTCTTCGGAGACTGCTCTTGGTCTGATATTTTGGTCGATTTTCCATTGCGATCCTCTGCTGTGAAGTTTGAGAAGTTTAGTTGCATGATGACGAGTAATAAGGTAGCAAGCAGCAGAAAAGTCATTGATAAATCTATGATGTAATTTTAAAGTTATACCATTAGGATTTATAATAGTCAACTGTAGACAATCAAATGCTACAGGGACTCTTCTTCTAACATCTTTCCATGTAAAATCCCAATGCCTTGCAAGAGATAGGTCAACATCATCTTCCATAATAAAAATCTCATCATAGTCTGTCTCTTCTACAAAATACTTAATTGCAGAGAGATGTGACATGACACACGCTATCTCACCATCATTCATACTTGGTGGCACGGTTCCTTTGAGATATGATTCATACTCAGCACCATCTATACCAGATATTCTATGATGATTTTTTATATCCCAGTAGTCAAACTGATCCTCCATGTACTTTTTTCTCTCTGGAAATCTATCAAGATTTATCCACAATACATGAGGGAAGTGTGCTAACTTGTATACTGCTTTATTCTTATCCATTTCTCCTCTTGATATAATCAACCTCTTCATAATATTTTATTAGAGATTTCTTACCCTTTACTTTTAATTGTTCCCATAGTCTCTTGTTGTCTTCACAGTGTGGATTGTTGAACCATGAGTTCTTTGTCCTACCATGCTCAAGATGAAATACATTTTCAGTCAACCTTGCAACGCTTGATAACAAGTTGAATCTAAAATATCTTTCATCATCTTCATATCCATATGCTATAAAGTTTTCATTCTCACCACCCAGTCTCTTGTACTCTTTAGTATCAAAGAACTGACAGAATCCATACTTGGCATCCCACTTTCTCATACAACCATTGAATGCTTCAAAGTTGAATCCACTATTGATAAAGGCAGTTGCATGATCATCCTTGATATGACACTGATACTGATACTCACCCTGACCATATGGATATACAACTTTTACAGGTTGACCACCCTCTACATCAGGATGAACCCATTCCTTCAATATCATATTGGTTGCATTGATATACGAATCATAAGGTAAGATGATGTCGCTATCATAATTAGCGACCACTGGTGTTTCCACCATCCACAACATGTCATTCAATATTTTTGTTCTATGAAAAGTAAAATCATCACTCTCTTCAAAAATATGATGGATGCTTGCAAGCATCTCTGGTTCAAGTGCTTGCTCTAATAATGGTTGTACCTCACGTAGGTATACAGATTCCTTATCTACTTCTTTTACAATTATTCTACATGCAAAATTACGAGTGAGATATATCAATGTGGTTATGATATTTCTCATACGATCAGCAGTTTCAATTCTCAAAGGTATTATGAACGTACACTTGAGAAGATCAAATCTGTTTACCTCTTGTCCTTCAATCATAATACCTCCCAGTTATTACAATACAAATCAGATGTGTCATGATCTTTAGTATACCCTGTGCCAAACCATTTCTTAGGAGCAATGATTCTTTTGTCAGGATTCCTACTCAACCATGACCCCCACCATGAGAATGATGAGTTAGCAATGATGAAGTCAGAACAAAGACTCATCATGCACAAATCTGCAAGATTGTCACCACCTTCTGAGATAAGGAACCTGTCATCAGGGAACTCACTACTACACCATTTAGGATCATCAGAAAAAACAACCACTGTACGGTTGCTATCAAACTTTGACAGTGCAGTATCATAATATTCTTTGGGGCAAGGTGGATGATTGTCACAATTTTGTATGTAATCACCTCTACGTACATGTAGTGCGATTGGATCTTGAACAGTGGCAATCATATCTTCGCATGGTGCTTTGATTTCATTCTTAAACTCAAAGTCCTGTCGTATATCTTCTTCTATATTATCAAAGTATTTTGTGCTCTGCAAATATGCATAGACATTATGTCCATCTGGCATATTATCATATAAATTTTGATCAAAGTGAAAGTGTGCTTCCTTTACATACGGACCAGGACATATACCTATATTTGTGAGACCCTTGAGTTTGAACGCTTCAAATAATTGATGATCATTCCACTGATCTTGGAAGTTGCTTGATGGTATTTGAAAATCAAACCCACGATGAGCAGCGATACCTCGTAAACCTGCATACTGGAACATCTGATTGCCCAGTCTTCCATGTCTTCCTAGGTGGTTGAATCCTAT